CAGCAGCTGATATGGACCCTGTTTGTTTCTCTGCAGATAAATTGAAAGAAGTACTTGTAGCAAACAGAGGTGATTCTGGTAAGCTTCACGTATCTCCAGATGGATTAGCTCGTATTGAATTTACTGGAGCTGATTTTGATTCGGCATATTGGTTAGTAATGTTGCAAAATTAATTATGATAGTAGCTGTAGTAAATAAATCAGACAATGCACTTCCTGAATATGAAACACCGGGAAGTGCCGGTTTAGATGTTCGATGTACCCATGCATTTGCGATTGATCCGACAGGACGTACATTAGTACCAACCGGATTGTTTGTAGAAATACCAAAAGGTTATGAAATACAAGTAAGACCTAGAAGTGGTTTAGCACTTAAGCATGGCATTACGGTATTAAATACGCCAGGAACTATCGATGCAGATTATCGTGGAGAAATTGGAGTAATTTTAATTAATCATGGTCCTAGGACAGTTGAATTTGCAAAAGGAGATCGCATCGCACAATTGGTTTTATGCAAAGTAGAACATATCGAATGGTTGCCAACGGGAGCATTAACTGGAACAAAGCGAGGAGAAAAAGGATTCGGTTCAACGGGAGGAAAATAAATATTTATGTTTAATACACAAGAAAACACACTTTGGGTTGAATCGTTTCGCCCAGATACATTAGAAGGATACATTGGTAATGAACACATCATTGAAAAGGTTCGTATTTTTATTAATAACGGTGACGTACCTCATTTGTTGTTTTATGGTACCGCCGGCACTGGCAAGACCACGTTGGCAAAAATTATCGCCAATAGTGTGGATGCCGATGTCATGTATATAAACGCATCCGATGAAAACTCAGTTGATGCAGTACGAGATAAAATTAAACGTTATGCATCGACAGTTGGATTTCGTCGTTGGAAGATTATCATTTTAGATGAAGCAGATTATTTGACTCCAAATGCACAAGCAGCATTGCGTAATCTTATGGAGACTTATAGCAAAACTACGCGTTTCATATTAACATGTAATTATGTTGAAAAGATTATTGATCCAATTCAATCTCGTTGTCAGACATTTGCAATTACGCCTCCTAATAAAACGGATGTAGCAAAACGATTAGTGCAAGTATTAGAAGAAAATCAAGTTCAATACGATATCAAAGATATTGCTGCAATTATCAATGCATCATATCCAGACATTCGCCGTGCTATTAATGCATCGCAAGCATCCGTAGTTAATGGAGTATTGCAATTAGATAAAGCAAGTGCAATTCAAGCAAATTACATGACTGAAATATTGGATGTTTTAAAAAATCCAAAAGACAAAAAAGCATCATTTGGTAAAATTAGACAAATTATCGCGGATAGCAAAGTTAGAGATTTTACTCCAATGTATACTTTTTTATTTGATAATCTAGATGAATTTGCACATGGCCATATTGCTCCTTGTATATTAATTATCGCAGAATCGCAATACAAAGATGCTAGTGTAGTTGATAAAGAAATTAACATAATGGCAATGTTTGTCAATATTTTAGGAGAAATATGAGTAAATTAAATGTAAATATCGGTCCAAACGATATGCAACCGATACAATGCAAAGAATGTGACGGATTATACTTTCGTCAAGTAATGGCAATCAACAAAGTATCAAAATTCTTAACCGGTGGCGATAAAGATACAATGGTACCGGTACCAGTATTTAGATGCGACGATTGTGGTGCTATTCCGGAAGAGTTTCAACCGATTAAAATGAAGAAATAATGTCCATACCATATCATAAGTCTAATATAACTATAGTATTTAAGACATCAAATCGTAGCAATGCAAAAACAAAAATGAAAACTCTTAGAAACAAGAGTATCGATGATGTATTAGAACGAAAGATACCAGGAATTCCGGATAATGCAGTTATTTTGGAAATTGCTATGGGAGAATTATTCGAAACCAAATTGAAACACAAATATAAACTATAAAATGGCAGAAGAAAAAAAGAGTGCAACTATTTTTGATTTAATCAACGGAGTAACTAGCAAAAAACGAGAATGGTCGAAATGGTCCGAAACGGATCAATCAAAGTTTTCGGTTTATATGGTTAATCGTTACTTGTCAATGCGGCAGGATCTGATAGACGTAATTAATGAGTTACAGAAATATACAATTGGAGTATTACGTCCCAAAGAAACATATCGCCTTTATCATGATTTATTACCTACAAACAATAACTTTGCAAAGTATGTTAAAGGCAAGAAAGAAGACAAATTTTCAGATAAATTGGTTGAACAAATTGCAGAACATTATAAAGTTGGCAAATCTGAAGCAATCGATTACGCCGATTTATTAAATCAAGATCAATGTGCTCATCTTCTGTCACTTTATGGTTATACCGAAAAAGAAATAAAAACAATGATTAAAGGAGTACGTAAATGAGTGTGAATACTCAATCTCATTATAAAGGCAAAGATAGTTTGTATAAATTTGCAGAAGATTGGAAATTAAACAGTTATGAATTTGATATCATTAAAAGAATTGTTAGATGTCGACATAAAGGATCATTTTCGGAAGATTTAGAAAAAACCAAAGATTTAATCGATATCTACTTGCAAGAACAAGTTCATAATTACGTAAAATTTGAACCTGATTACTTGGAACTTAAAAAATAAATTCATATATTTAATGTATGAAATCTGGAAATTATATCAATCCTGTATACAAGCTATCATTACGAGATGCTAATACGGTACCTAGAAAAATATCTTATTCGCAATGGTCAATGTATGATCGTTGTCCGTTATCTTGGAAATTAGCATATATCGACGGATTGGCTCCATTTCAAGCATCAATTGATACTTGCTTCGGCACGGCATTTCATGAAACGTTTCAATACTTTATTGAAGTTATGTATACTGATTCAGTTAAACGTGCTGAAGCATTAGATTTACGTGGCATATTAACTAACAAGCTTCGCGAAGAATATGCTAAATGCGTACAAGAAACCGGAGGACATTTTTCCAATCCATTACAGTTAGCAGAATATTTAGAAGATGGTGTTGCTATATTGGAATGGTTTAAGAAACGTCGAAAACAATATTTTTCAACTAAGGATTGGGAATTAATAGGTATCGAAGTTGAACTATGTACTCCGGCATCGACAAACAATCCTTCAGTATATCTTTACGGATTTATAGATTTGGTTATACGTCACGTACCTACTAATACGATACATGTATTTGATATTAAAACGAGCAGATCTGGTTGGAATAAATATCAAAAAGCAGATCCTACAAAAGCAGCACAATTGGTAATTTATAAAAATAAATTTTCTGAACAATTTGGTATTCCAAAAGAAAATATTGTAGTTGAATTCTTCATCGTTAAACGAAAAATGGTTGAAGAGTCAATGTTTCCACAAAAACGCATTCAATTATTCAAACCTAGTTCAGGTACCGTTACACAACGCAAAGTTCAGCGCCAAATAGATGATTTTGTAGAACATTGTTTCGATTCAGAAGGCAATAAACTTGCAGATAAACCATATATGGCCATTTCTGGAAAGGGTGATAAAAATTGCAAGTATTGTCCATTTAAAACTGATTACGTAAATTGTCCTCGCGAAAATAGGATTCGTACGGAAAAATAATTATAATATAGTATGATTGAATTTAAACATAAACACACATACGTATATAAGTTTGAACTACAAAAACGTAGTCCGTTTGTAGGGTGGGAACAATGTGAATATGTTTTATTAACTGATATTAGCGATCCCAATCACAAAGAAAATCGAAAACTATTAGAAACTGGATTGCGCCTTGCATATAATAATCACGTTCCAAAAGGTGTTAGATTTTCATACGAGAAAACCAAATGACAAAAGTAGCAGTTATAGGAAATACGGGTTGGCAAAATAAACGCAAAGTACAAGAAACGTTGCAAATGTTAAAACGTAAATTTCCGGAAGATTTAATTATTATCGGTGCTGGAGGCAATGAAGGTGCTAATAGCATGGTTCGCAAATATGCATTAGAATTCGGAATGGATTATCATGAATATAATCCTTCATTTTCTGGATATAATTTATATTCAGCAATGCCAGAATCATATTACGGCAAAGCATATCATTTTAGTCAACTTCATCATCGCATGAAACTAATTGCACAACATTGTGATTACATGATGATTATGACAAATGAAGATGCATTAGATCCTGTGTTAAAAACAGCATATACCAATGTTAACAAGTTAAAAAAGCCAGTAGTTATACTAGGCTGATATTTATAATAAAGTTATAAGGAATAATAAATGGAGTTACCAAAGTTACAAAAAATCGATCCAAACAAGCCTAAGAAAAAGAAAATTTTATTGTTATCTGATGATTTTCGCCTCCCGTCGGGTATTGGTACAATTAGCAAAGAAATTATCTACAATACGGTTAAAGAATTTGACTGGGTGCAATTGGGTGCAGCAATTAATCATCCCGATGCGGGAAAAGCATTTGATTTATCTCAAGAAGTATCAAAAGAAACGGGAGTTCATGATGTTTCGGTAAAATTGATTCCGTGGAACGGATATGGCGATAGAAACATTTTATTCGCAATATTGAATCAAGAACAACCAGATGCGATTCTTCATTTTACAGATCCAAGATATTGGGTTTGGTTATATCAATTAGAACATGAAATAAAAACTACGTTCCGAGTTCCAATTACGTATTATTCAATTTGGGATGATTTACCATATCCAATGTGGAACGCTCCTTTTTACGGTAGTTGTGATATGATCATGGGCATTAGTAAGCAATCCGATAATATCCACAGAGAAGTACTTAAACAGAACGGATTTGGCGTTGTAGATTACGATAACGGAGTAGTTTCAAAAAATTTAAAATGGAATCAGGTAGTTACCGGATTCGTACCGCACGGATTAAATCATAACACGTTTAAACCTATACCA